GACGGAAATTGATGCCGCCAAAGCTGACCTCGTCCGACACGCGCGAGCGCAGATCAGCGGCGGCTGCGGTATTGAGGTAGGTTGCCCGCACCTCCTTGTGGGCGACCAGATCGGCAAAGAAGGCCGAGCCGCATTCAGCACGCAATTGAACGGCTCCGGTGGAAAGGCCACCCAGCGCATCCTCAACGCTTTCGATCAGCCAGCTTTCCAGCCCGCGACCCCAAGCCCAGACATCAACTTCGATCCGGTCTTTCTGAACATCTGCGCCCGCCGTCAGGAATAAGGCGTTCGCAGGGATAGTGCCTGCGGCCCAGTCTTCCTTGCGATCCAGCAGGCGCTGCCAGTCGGGCGCTTCACCACTTTCAACCCAGGTTTCCCCGAGCGACGTGTTTACGAAGGTTTTCATCGTTTCGTCACCACCGGCGCGGGCCGACAGGAACGCCTTGGCCATCGCCTCGAGCCGGATCCAGGGGGAATAAATCTCGTTCAGATGGAAGCCCGCGATGCCGGTGAACGGTTCTCGTGCCTGCCAGCGGCCCTTGCTAATTGCAGCCCAGCGGGTCTCATCCCGCCACGGCGCATTACAATGGATGCAATGGTATTTTGCGGTTTCTGGTTTGTGCGTCCCATTCGCAGTCTTGTCCCATTTGACTTGCGGCCAAATCAGCGCCTGTTCATCGCCACATTCCGGGCATGGCACATGGTAATGACGCTGGTCGCTTTCGGCGTAAGCTGCCTCGATCCGGCTTGCCCCCCTGTTGGTCGGGGTCGAAACCAGCACGATCTTGCGGTTCCAGAAGGTCACCGTGCGTTTTTTTGCGAGATTGACCGGATCGCCCTCGGCCCCGGCGCTGAATGGATAGCGATCGACCTCGTCACACAGCAAGAGCCGGATCGGGCGGCTGGCCAGCCCAGACGGTGCGTTTGCGCCGACAATGGTCAGATGCCCGCCGGGAAATCGCTTGTGCAGAATCTTGTTGTTGCCATCGCGCGATTTCGGATCGGCGATCTTGCCGGTCAAACACGGTGTGTCGCGCACCATCGGTGAGAATCGGTCCTTCGACCAGGTCTCGGCGTCCCGCTCGGTCGGCATCACCACCATGATCGGTGCCGGGTCCTGATCGATGTGGTAGGCGACCATGTTAAGGAGGCATTCGCTCTTGCCTATTTGGCTGGCGGACATGATGACAACGCTCTCCACAACCCCGTCCGAGATCGCCTCCATGATTTCGCGCTGATATTCGGCTCTGGACGTGCGCCATTGCCCGGGTTCGGCGCTGGCTTCGGAACTCAGCCGCCGGTTCTGATCGGCCCAGTCACTGATCGTCAACTCCGGTGGTGGCCGCAGGGTTTCCAGTGCCCGTTTCACCGTTTGGCGCAGGACCCGCGAGCCCGCTATCATCCGGCAGGCCGACACACTGGACGAGGCCCTTCGGGGCCTCTGAGGGTTCGGCGCCACCGGCCGCGTTTCAGCCCGAAGGCGGGGCACGAGCACGCACCGCCTCGAATATCCTGCGCAGAACGAAACTCCTGCTCATCGAGATCAGGGCAAAGATGGCGCCCATTTTCAGGTTCTGGATCAGCGTCGTTTGTAACCCGAACACCGGAAACACCAGTATTTGTGCAATCACCGCCACGCCATATCCAACCAGCACATTGGCGACCGCCTCGATCAGCGACATCAGGCGGGTCTGTTTCATGCGGCTTTTTGCCCGGACTTGATCTCATCGAAGGTCTGATCTGTGCCGTCGAGCGTTGCAGTCTGACCCGTAAACTGCTGCCAGCGTTCAACGGCCACATCGACATAGGCCGGGTTCAATTCAATCCCGAGGCACACCCGCCCGGTGGTCTCCGCCGCGATCAGCGTCGTGCCGGACCCCATGAACGGCTCATAGACCGCCTGCCCGGGGCTGGAATTATTCAGGATTGGCCGACGCATGCACTCAACCGGCTTCTGCGTGCCGTGCACGGTCTTGGCGTCCTGATCCTTGTTCGCGATTTGCCACAGCGTGGTCTGCTTGCGATCGCCAGCCCAATGGCCCTTGCCGGTCTTTTTGACAGCGTAGAGGCAGGGTTCATGTTGCCAGTGATAATCGCCCCGGCTCAGCACCAACCGATCTTTCGCCCAGATGATCTGCGAGCGGATATTGAAACCGGAAACTTCGAGGCTTTCAGCAACCTCGCCCGCATGCAGCGCGCCGTGCCAAACATAGGCGACATCGCCCGGAAACAGCGCCCAGGCTTCGCGCCAATCCGCGCGGTCATCATTCAACACCTTGCCGGTGCGTTTGGTTTTGGCGGCACCGGTCTGGTTGCACCAGCCAGGATCATATTCCACCCCGTAAGGAGGATCGGTGACCATCAGCAGCGGTTTGATAGCGCCAAGCACCCGCTCGACATCGGTGGCCACCGTGCTGTCACCGCAGAGCAAACGGTGGTTCCCCAGCACCCAGAGATCACTCGGCCGACTAATCGGGTCCTCCGGTGTCTCGGGAATCTCATCCTCGCCCTCCTGCGCACCGTCACCGTCGGCAAGCCCGTTCAGCAGGCCGTTCAATTCCTCGTCGGTGAAGCCGGTCAGGCCAAGGTCATAATCCGCCTCCAGCAAGTCTCCCAGTTCCAGCCCCAGAAGATCATCCGCCCATTCGGCGTTTTCACCAGAGCGGTTATCCATGATCCGGAAAGCGCGGGCTTGGGCCTCGGACAATCCCTTGGCAACATGCACCGGTGCCGTTTTCAGCCCCAGTTGCTGCGCCGCCGCCAGCCGGGTGTGACCGGCCAGAATGACCATGGCCTCATCGACCACAATCGGCTGTCGCCAGCCGAACTCCTTGATCGAGGCTGCCACCGTCGCCACGGCTTTCTCGTTGCGGCGTGGATTGCGCGCATAGGGAATGATCTGCCCGAGAGGCAGCTCGATCACGTCCATCAGATGTTCCTTAAAAAGTTGGCCGAAACGAAACGGGTTGGGCCGCGAAACGAAATGGGTCAGGGGGGCCATTTCGTTTCAGAGGGGGTTTTGAGGCTCTCAGAGCCTTATTTCATTGGAGTTTTTCGCGAAACGAAACGGGTGTTTTTTGAAACGTCACTGGGAAAGCCTTGCGCTTAGCCCCCCCGTATACGTTTTGCACAGGAAGGGACCCGTACAAATCGTTGGGGTAGTCTTGGTGGGCACTGTCTGGCCGCGATCATCGCTGCGCGTTCCTCTCCCGAGTATATCCAAAATATAGCCCCACAAGCTGGCTTTTGTCCCATCGAAAAGTGTCCGCCGGACACAATTCTATCCAGCCATCAGAACTGCGACGCCCCCGCCAGTTCTATTATGCGCCGCTTCGATAGCCTGCGATTGAACCGACGTTTATTCAGGGTGAGCGCGATCACACAAAGCCCGTAAACCCAATGCTGATGGGCGGCCGAGCGCTGCAAACCGACCGTCCAGCAGATGGTTTTCCAGCGTTGCCCGTGGGCTTTCATCCAGACGATCTTGCCATCGGTCGGCTCGAGGCACGCGGTCCAGGCCAGGGTCTCCTCCATCCGGCTGATGGCTTGCGGCGAGGGCAACACCCGCATGGGCCTGGGTTCCTGCCCGACCTGATCGGCGAAGCTGTGGAAGTATTCCGGCCAGGCGTTGAAATACCCTTGCTGGCGGGGCTCAGGCAGACGTTTGAGAACGAAGGCCGCCTCGGCAAGGCGGGCCTCGACCAGGCTGGGGGGCCAGTCATTCATCGCGTGGCCTCCCCGTCCTGCGGGCGTTTGCCATAGAGTTTTTCGCCCAGCTGGCGCACCAACTCCCGTTCCGGCCATGTCAGCCGGTCATCATCGAGTGCCACTGCCAGCACACCCTGTTCCTTCCAGCCCTCGCGTTTGACTTGATCGGGGGAACGGCGGTGTCCGCCGTAGCCCCTCGGAGTAAACCTCATGCCGTTCATGCTATGCCTCCTTTCGTATCCAGCGCCCAGTGCAGGATGGCGATGGCGTCGGCCTCGTTGTCATCGGCCGGGTGGTAGCCCCGCGCCTGTGCGGCTTCGATCATCATGGCTTTGCTGGCATTGCCCTTGCCGGTGGCGTGTTTCTTGATCGTGCCAACCGGCACCCCCTGATAGGGCACGCCCCGCATTTCCGCCCATGCAGTCAGCGTGGCCATCAGCCCGCCATAGACGTGTGCTGCATCGGTGCCCGCGTGGCGGCGGACCTCCTCGAACCAGATGGTTGCAATCGGCCCCGCGAGTTGGTCCAGCCCGGTCAGCCAGTTTACGAACCTCAGGTAGCGCATACCCCCGCCATCAAAGCGCCTCGGGCGAAAGGATACGGCCCCGCTGGTGATCAGCCTCTCGTGGCTGCGCAGCGCCCAGCCCGTTGTGGTGCCAAGGTCGAGGGCAAGGATGGCTCCGAGGGTTGAGGCTGGAGTGGTTTGCACTGGGTCGGGTTTGCAAAGGGTGGGTTCAATATTGTTCATCGGTAGTCTCCTGTTGTTTGAACTGCTCTGGAATTGGAAATGCTCAGACACGGGATTTCCTCCGCGTCGGGTTTCGTTTGAGAAATCGCTGGCGACGCTTTCGCCCTGCCATGGTGACGGCTCGGCCAGGGCGATGGTGGGCAGGGCAACGTCGGTTGAAATACCCGTTCGCCACCAGCCCCGTGACCACCTCGAAGGCCTCGCCGCAATCGCAGCAATGACTGCGCCAAACCAAAAGGGTTGTTGGCAAACCATCACGACGAATGTGCGGTTTGTGCGCCACCAGCTCGTAGCGCTGACCTTCCCGCATCAGGACGAACCCGACATCCGGGGGCTGCTGGAAATGAATTCTGCGGGCGAGCTTTTTGGTGGTCATGGGCTGGGTCTCCTTGGTGGTCGAATGCAATGCGCGGAAACTCTCCGGAACGGAGCCCGGAGGAGGAGACGCAAGGCGTAACCGCCAGCGTCCTCCTCCCACTCCGTAGGAGTGGGTTTCACCCCCTAAACTAGGAACGAGATGCAAGAGGTTGTTATTGCGGGTTAAAATGCAGTTTGGGACGCTTGAACAACGATCACCCACCCAATCTGGTTGGGACAAAGCACGACGTGTTCGGGCGCAGCGGTGCAGGGGTAGTTTGGGTTGCGAAGCCAAACTGGTCCAAACTGGGTAGCGCGTAGCCTGTCGGGATTTTGTCGGGGTAGTTTCGGAAAACCACCCCATCTGGTTCAAACTGGTTGGAGCGCAAAACCACGCAGGTGTCAGGGCATGGAAAATCATGGCCTATCCTCCTGCGCATAGACCCAAATTTCAGGGTTTTCGACCTCAAGCAGAGCCCCGGTGCGAGGGGATTTGAAATGCGTCGGGCGCACCGGAATACGGGCGGGTTGCACCTCTCCAGTGTCGGGATCGACCTGTTCACCTTCCCCGGGGAACTCCATCCCCTCGACGCAGAGATAGCCAAAACGGGAGCGCGACGGCGCGAGGCCATAGGGTTTTCCATCGCGCAGGAATTTGATGAACCCTTTGGTGGAGAGCACATTCAGGCGTTCGCGGATCGTGTCCTTGCCGCCCAGACCGGCGGTATTTTCAAACGCCTCGGCAAATTGGTTGATGGTGTAGAGATGCCCATCACTGGCCGCATCCAGCAGGATGCCGAGGATCACATCCCCCTTGCGCACCCGCTCGGCGTCGTGTTTCGCGCCCACGTCTTTGCGCACGAGGCGCTCGTTCATCGGGTTCAGCTCGACCCACTGACCCTTGACCTTGTCGATCAACTTGGACGGCAGCGCTGGTCCATTGCGCAGCTCGATTTCCAGCTTACGTTCACTCGCCTCTTCGTCGGGGCGGTGCATGATGATGCCCGAGGTGTAAAACCCGCGCAGCGAACTGGCCCCGGACAGCGCCAGAAACGGATCCTCCTTGACCTGATGCTTGCCGAGTTTCTTGGTGTGGTGCACGAGGATCACGCCGCATTCCGGATTTACAGCCTCGCGCAGGACCTCGATGCGGTCGCGCAGGAAAAACATCATCGCGCCGTTGTCGTTTTCTCCGCCGCCGTCGGGTCCGCCGTCAAATACGTTGCGGATCGGGTCGATGCAGAGGATGTCAACGGGATCGTTCGGAAAAGACTCCCTCACTGCTGCCGCGGCCATAGCGCTGCCTTGCTCATCCAGCAACAGTTTCAGTTTGGGCGTGGCCACGAAGCTATCGCGCGCGGCGTCGATCACTTCGGGAGGCAGGGCAATCTGCTTCAGCCGCTCGCGCAGGTAGTGATACTGGATCTCGGCCTGTAGATAGAACACCCGCAGGGGGCGCGGCGGGGTGAAGTTGAGAAACGGCACACCAGCGGCCATGTGAACCAGCCACGAAATCAGGAAATCGCTCTTGCCGACCTTCGGTGCGCCACCAACCACCAACAGCCCGCCGGGCGTCAGAACCCGGGGCGCGATGATGTCCTCAGGCATTGGCGTCGTATCGTCCAGCAATTCCCCGAGCGTAAAGGCGGACATTTCCGGCGGGGTTTTGGCACTGTTGGCGCGCAGCAGTGGCGGGCCGTTCTTTTCCACATGCTTCGCCCAGAGCCGGTCGGCCTCGGCTTTCAGCCGATCTTCGGGCCAGCTCGGGCGCAACATCGCGGCGTTGTAGCCGCAGATTGCCTCCCAGCCTTCGTCCGGTGACATACGACCTTCGTGCACCATGCGGATGAAATGCCCTATGGCGGCAGAGGCTCCCTCGAACCGAGTCCAGTCGTCGGCACCGCCCTCGTGCACGGGATTGGTCAGAACCGATCCGAGGGCCGGTTTGTGCGGCGTTTCCGGTGTTGGAGTCATGCCGACACCGGTCGCACCGGGAATGGCCGGCATGTCCGCAACCAGTTCGGCAAAATCATCAAGATCGACTTCCACGCCATTGTGTTCGCGGATCTGCACCAGGCGTTGGAACCCGCCCTTGTGATAGACACTGCCCGCGACGCGGATTGGCTGATGGGCCGAGCGAAAATGCATGTCGCCGCCAACCTTGATGGCAATCTCACCGCGCAGGGCGCAGAGCCGCGCCAGATCTTCGCCCTCGGCCGGCTCGGTCAGTTTCCACCAGACATGCAGCTTGGTTGCTCCGTCCGGCGTGCGCCCGCCGCTCTCGATGATCAGGGTTGGCTGGCCGAGATGCCGAACCAGGTGTTCCAGTTTGGCCGGAATATCGCCCGCATCCAGATCGACGATGATCGCCTGCATTTGCAACACGTCCGCCGATTTGGCCTGACCCGGCTCGGTAACGGTGCCGGGGATCACATAGACCGCCGCACCCTCACGCGCCGCCCAATTGGCGAAGGTTGCGAGTTTATCCTGCGCGGTATCGTCCGCATCGATCCAGATGTTGTGGGGCTTGCCATCCTTGCCCTGGCCCTTGTCAACAAAGCCGCGCACGGGGATCAGGCCTTCGCAGTAACCAAAAACTACATCGAGGAACGTTGCGATCTGTGCGGCGTCCGGTTCCACCCCGAACGGGTCATCAAGCGGGGTAGCATCGTTGAAGTCGGTCCACGGGTTGAAATGGATGATGTTATCGTCGCTCATGCCCAGGGCTCCGCCCGTTCGCGGCTGAAACGCTCCCCCGGAGCGTTTCCAAGACACCGCTCACCCCAGCAACGCTCGGCATAGGAACAGAACCGGCATTCAAAGAAGTCGTGGGATTGGGCGATGCGGGGCAGCAATTCACCGGCATCGGTGGCCTGCAGGATACGCACCGCACGATCCGACATGCGCTGCGCAAGGGCGGCATCGAAAGGGACCAACTCGTGATACAGCTCGGCCGAATCCTTGTTGATGGCGGTGAACAGCGCCGGTGCCTCGGAAATCCCCGGCACCACCGGCTCCATGTAAGCCTGATAGATGGTGATCTGGGCGGCGTAGACTGGCTTGGAAATGGCAACCCCGTCCTTGACGCAGGCACGCCAGTTTTTGGCGTTCATGGTTTTGCATTCCCAGAGCGCAGGTGTGCGCAAGCCGAGCGCGGCGGGGGCACCCATAACGATCCCGTCCACATGGCCGCGAATGCGCCCGCCCGCAACCGAGAAGCCGAACTGGCGGCGCGGCCGCTGCGGAGCCGTCATCGGGTTTCTGGGTCACCAGATCGATGCCAGCGGCCCGCAGCCAACGAATGGCCAGATCCTCGAGCCTGTGGCCGATCTCGAAGATGCGCAGAACCTGGCCGCTGAAGTCGCTGCCTTCGTCTTTCGGGGCCTGCGCAAACTCGAATTGCAGCGCCCGTTCGCAGGGCACGCCGAGGCGGGAGGCCCCGAGATAATCGCGCGGCGTCTCGTTGTCCCGCTCGGCTACAAGGGCCGCATCGACCAGATCGTTGATGCGCTCGCCCATGAAGGGGCGCGGGTTGTAATCCAGTGTCAAAACGGAATCTCCGGTGCTTGCGATTTCGCGATGTCAGCCACGGCCTCGCGGAACCCCTCGACGGCTTCCTCGATTAGGGCACGGACCTGTGGTTCCGTGAGATCGGCCAATTCCGTCTGCCAACCGATTTCCTCCATCAGCAGGGCAATGCGTTGCATGGTGGCGGTAATGGCGGCGCGTTCTTCTTCGGTAAGATCAACCATGGCCACAGACCCCCTTGAAGATGTCTGGGCCCGTGCCGCCCAGAAGGCCTGACAAGCCATCGAACAAAACCAGCAGGACGGGCGCGGTCGACTCGAGCGCACCGGATCGCGCCAGCCAAAACCACGGGTGGGTTGCTGGCAGACCGCATAAAGCCTGCCACGCGGATGCCACAGACGTTGTCGGTCTGTTGTCGTTGGGAAATGCGTCATGTCTCATGCCGCCCTCCCGATTTCATCACTGGAACGATCAGCCCCGAACACCAGTGATCGGATGGCATTGCGGTTGAAGCGGAAGGACAGCAGCGCCGAGGCCTGATAGCGGGTCAGCCCGAAATCCTGCCGGTATTCTGCTGGCAAATATTGCAGCTGCTTCTGCGTTGGCGGCTGATTCAGCCAGCGCCGCGTCTTGTGGGCGCTCTCGTCACTCTCGTGGGTGTTGAGCCAGTCATCGGCAGCGGCGAGGCAAACCGTGCGCTCGCCCACGGCCAGCAATCGGGGCCGTTCCTTCTGCCGACCGCCAATCCCGTACCAGCGGCCATTTAGGAAAAACACACCACCCCAAGCGACAAACCCGTTGGCAATCAGGGCCGCATCATCGCCAAACAGGTCACACCAGCGGAAGCTGGAGCGTTTCAGCAGATCGATCTCGGACATGACGAATTCGGAAAGCTCGCACGGGCCGTCTGCCTCATCGCGCTCCCAGAGATGGCCGCAAAGTGGGCATTCCATTACAGCCAGCGGCACGGTGGCCTCGCAATCGGGGCACTCCTTGGTCGGGGCCTCTCCGCTGCCCTCGCGCCCGTCGAGATCGACATCCGCCTCTAACGAGCCGTGCAGCAGCGTGGACGTGCCGAAATCCAGCACGATGCAATCGGTTTTTGCAACGCCCGGATGCTCGGCCAGATCGACAACTCGCAAGCCTCGCCCGACCATCTGCATCATGGTCGATTTATACGAACTGGGCCGCAGCAATACGACACAGGAGGTGGGCGGATGGTCCCAGCCCTCGGTGAGGACCGCTACATTGACCACCACCCGCAACTTGCCCACGCCGTAATCCGTCAGCACCGCCTTGCGCCCGGCCTCTCCCATGTCGCCGTAAATGAGCCCTGTCGTTACCCCGGCAGCATTGAACGCATCAGTTACATTGCGGGCGTGGCCGACGGTGGAGCAGAACACGACAGTCTGCCGGTTCCCCGCTTTCTCGCGCCAGTGTTCGATCACGGCATTGGTGATGGGCGCGCGATTCATGATGGCGTCGACCTCGCCCATGTCAAAATCCGCCACCGTCTTGCGCACGCGGCCCAGATCGCTCTGCACACCCACATCGACAACGAAGGTGCGCGGCGGCACCAGATGGCCCGCGGCGATCAGCTCGCCGATGCGGATTTGGTCCGAGACGTTCGAGAAAATCGGCCGTAGCCCTTTTTTGTCACCCCGGTTCGGCGTGGCCGTGACTCCGAAGATCCGGCAATCTGGGTTGCGATCCAGGGCACGATCGATGATGCGTCGGTAGCTGTCGGCCGCTGCGTGATGGGCCTCATCGATCACCAGCAGGTCGAGCGCGGGTAGTGCTTCGAGATTGGCGGCACGGGTCAGCGTCGGCACCATGGCAAAGGTTACCTGACCGGCCCAGGATTTCTGCCGGGCATCGATGACCGAGGTGGACAGCCCGGGATTGACGCGGGAGAACTTGCCACGGTTCTGCTCGGTCAGCTCGTCGCGATGCGCCAGCACGCAGGCCTTGGCATCGCTGTCACCAACCATGTCTCCGGCCACCGCCGAGAGCATAAAAGTTTTCCCGGCACCGGTTGGCGCCACACCGAGCGCGTTACCGTGTTCATCGAGCGCGCGAAGGCTGCGCTCGACAAAGAGTTTCTGGCGGGGGCGAAGCAGCATGGCCGGACCCTCCTATTGCGCCCAGGATGGCCGGCCGGTGGCCGACGGTGCCTGAGAGGATTGCGAGGGTTGCGAACCCAGCGGGGGCTGCGTGCCCTGTGGGTTATGGGATTGCTGGCCGTGTGAAAGCGGCGGCTGCGCCGGTGGCACGGTGCCCTGCGAGGGCTGCGAGCCCATGATTGCCGCGTAATCCTTGTGATCGGGCGTCACCGCAGACCGGATTTCGTTCTTGTCATCCCCATTGGCATCGGTGCCCACATCGATGCGGGCGACGAACTCAATCCCATCAAGATCGGCAAAGCCCCCGATCCGCCGCGCCGCCTGCGCCTCGGGCGACATGTCCTTGTCGGAAATTCCCCGCGCCGAATTGAGCATGCCGCGCACCAGAGAGCGGCCCATATTGCCCCAATCCGGCCCCTTGGGGCTGTAGAGCCCGATCAGCGTAAAGATCTTGCGCCGCGCATATTGGCCTTCCAGCACGGTGAATTCACCGTTCAGATAAACGGCGCCGGTGGAGCCGCGCGTGGCATAACCGCCGGTCCAGCCCTGGCTCGGGTCATCGAAACCACCGGGGCGGATGGTCAGCCGCACCTTGGCCAGCGTGCCTTTCGGGATTAGGTTGATGTTGCTTTTTGCGTCGTTAAAGTCATTCCAGAGTCCAGTCATGGATCAGGTCCTTTTCGTTCAGTTTGAGGAAGTATTCTGATCGGCCACAGCGGCCGGTTCAGGGGATTTTGTGTAGGTCAGCCGGTCCATTGCAGGTGCACCGGGCATCCTGATCTTTTCCATCAGGCGGCCGAGATGCGGCTCCTCGACTTGCGCGAGGCGGCCCGAACGATCCTTGGCCGGAAAGCCCCACGGGTTGATGGTCTGGCAAACGAAGGCGCGGTAGGGTGCACTATCGTCGCCGGGCAGTTCGGCCAAGGTGATGACCTCGTCGACGATGCCCGGCAACTCGAGGCCGGTCTTGGACCCGTCGATCTGCGGCGAGAACACCTTGCGATTAAAATCATCCAGCTTCTCGTCGAGGATGCCGA